GGGGGGGATTTTTTCCCCCCCCTTCCCCTTCCCCCCCCGCCACACCACCCCCACTTACACCGCCGCTGTAGTCTTCTGTGTCCGATTGGATGCCGACTTTAACCTGCATTTTTGCTAAGCGCTCCAATGCTTCCACAGCCTTTTTAAAGCCTTTGTCGTTAATATTGACAGATTTAACAGCCATAGTTATAACCCACGGTAATTGAGCCGACGCGACAAATGTCACTTAATCGGTTGTAGCGAGCCAAATAGTCAGCCGCCGTATTGCTTAACCCGTTATTACCAAAACTACGGCTTAACTCTCCTTCTCTTTCGGAAGTTACACCAACCTTAACGCTCTTCGCCTCAATTTGAGCCGTCAATAAATACGCCGCATACAACGCCACCGCCTCAAGCTGCTTGTTTTCAGGCAAACATTTTGGGCGGTAACTTTCTGCAAGTTGGATGGCATTATTAATCACTTCAATATCAATACTGCCAGTGTGTGGCGCAATCACGCCTAATAATGCCTTAATATCCATACTTACTCCGTTGTTTTCGCCTCATCTTGCGTTGCTTCTGGCTCGTCAGGTTGTTGTGCTTTGCCGCGCTCAGGCTTATCGGCCTGCTTGTTTTTGCCTTCAGCTGGTTTAGCCTCATCACCTTGCGCCGGTTCTTCTTGCTCTACCGCGCCTTTTTTATCACCTTGCGCCGGTTCTTCCTTTACTTCAACCAACACAGCGCGCGTTAAAAATGATGATAAGCCGACTGCATCATCATCAATTTCAACCACCTCTCCCGGGGCAATAAATACCCCGTCAATACGGATTAGACGTGGCTGTACGTTCTTGACTTTCATTATCACACCTCCGCTTTAGTTGCCGATAACGGGTAACGCAAGAAAACACCGCCTACGCGAGCGATACAGTTAACTACCAACTCAAGATTTCGCTCTTGTGCCGGTAATTGTTGGAAATCCTTAGGTACTTCAAGATTTAGGTTATCCACGCTCTTTTCATAACAAATAGCGAGATTTTTACCGCCACTACCTGCTTTTTCCAATTCCCAGATACCCTGAATAGTCAAGTTAGGATATTTTTTCTGAAAAAATTCCAACACAGAGGTTTTGCTTGAATCATCAAGATATTTGCTGCCTAAGGTTTGATAATCCGACAACGCCACAATTAAATGGGTCGGTTGATGTACGCCTTTCGACTGCAAAACAACAGTGTTGTAAAGGTTATCTAAATCCTCAAGGATTTTTTCCGCCGCTTGCGTTTTCCAACTACCCGTAATTGAGGTTTCACCTAAATTTGGGTGATCGATAAAGCCGTTTAGCCCATACTCCTCATCACCAAGCAAGGCAATTTGGTTCATTTTGATTTCAACTGCGCGACGGGCTGCGCGACCTTTCACTCTTGGCAGATCTGTTCGATTAGCAACTGCAGCTTGCAATTCTTGCAGGTTGTAACCATAACTTGCACCGATACTTTTTACCTTCACGGCACGCTCTTGCGCTGCTACGTCCGCACGCGGCAAATCATCAGCGTAATTGGCGATGATTTTTGCCATCCCTGCGCTAGAATAGGTTTTTTCAGTGATGGTTTCCGCCCATTCAGGCGCTTCACTTGAAATCGGCACCAGCGATAAACCGTTCATTTGTGGCAATTTCTCTTCATAAATCTTATTGCGCACCACTTCGAGTTGACGAGCCGTGAATAACCCCGCGTCTTGAGTAAACACGCCTGCTGCGCTTAAGCATTTGCTGATTTCATTTAACTCTGCCTGATCTGCTTTAAAATCTGTCATTGATTTTCTCCAATAAAAAAGCGACCTTTCAGTCGCCTGTTAAAATTTGTTTAAAATTGACCGCACTTATTGCTGTGGTGCGTGTAATTCCACTAAGGCAATCTTACCGTATGGAGTGCTGACTACACCGCTGCGAAAAATTGCATTCGCTAGTGCCGTACTTGCTGCATCGGAAACTAATCCGGTAGCAGGATCGAACTTCACCGCGCCACGCTCTGTTACTGCATCATCACCTTTCACCGCACACCATGCCAAACCACGCGTCATTACCGATACGGCATCAAATTTCACATACTGCCCGACCACTGCGTGACTGTGTAAAGCGATACCTACTGCTGCCGTACCACCTAATTTTGCTTGCGTCGGCTTTGTGCCGACAGTAACAATTGTGCCAAATGGGATATTGGTTTCCGCCGCAAAGGTTTCAACACGATCGTCTCCACTGTCACCTTTCATGCCGGCAAATGCCACCGCTTGACGTCCATCATAAATCTTACTCATTGCTCCCCCTATTATTGATTGCGACTTGCCAACATAGCGGCACGTCCTGTTAATTTCTCTTTTCCATCTTCAGTCATTTGCGGCTTCGTTAATGCCTCACGTTGCCCGGCTTCGGCATCTGCACGCTTTACACCGTCCGCAACGGCCATATCAAAAGCAGCTTCGATATAACCGTCGGATCGACCGTTTAAATCAATACCGTCACCACGCACGGATTTAATTACAGCTTCTTGTAACTGTCGGTCTGTGCTGTCTGCTTTGATTTCAACATTGTGAGATTTCGCCACCACTTCAAGCTCAAGACGTTTTTTAGCCTGCGTGAAAGCGTCTTGTTTCAATTTTTCTTGATTTGCTTCAAGCTCTTTCACTTTTGCTTCCGCCGTATCTGCACGGGCGGCTTCTTTGTCTTTGTCAGCCACAGCTTGCGCGACGTCTTGCTTTAATTTGTTATATTCAACAACCACTTCGGGAGCGGCTTTGTACGAGATACCGCTATCAAGGCGGATTTCAGTTAGATTTTCAGTTGTCACTGCGTCATCCTCTTTTTGATATTCAACGGCATCTGCCGCATCCATATTTAACCGAGCATTACCTGCCCGTCCTTTTACCACGATAGCCAAATGATTTGGCTTGATGTTACGCTGGATTGCATCGTACGGCTCGCCGTCCTCTGTTATCCCGCTTGTCATGTCAAGCTCAACCTCATAGCCTACCGATAATTCTTTTTTACCCTGCTCAATAGGGGTAGTGTTGTGTATAACCACATCGGCAATCAAGTTGTTTCCGTCCTGCCTACCATCCGATAATACCGACCCAATCACAACTCCTTGTGCGTTATTACCAGTAATCCTTCCGTGATGTTCGTCTGTAATTGGTATGCCCTTAAATGCCGACAAACTATCTGCTTTGAACACCTCATCTGGCGGTCTATACTCGCGCCGTTTTGTGCCGTCGGGCAACCAATAAACAAAAACCCCAGTTCTTGTCAGAACCGGGGTGTCTCGAATAAATCCGTGATCGTCTTTTACCGCCTTGAACGTGTAGCGGTCATATCGCATTACCATTAAAAGTCTCCATTCCAGCCAAAATTATTATGCTTCTTAAAATGCTCTGCCGCCTCCTGTCTAGAGTAATGTTCAGGGATATTGAATTTTATTTTGAGTCGCTCAAATGCACCATAATTAGTGTTGTGCAGAATCTCATAATGCCACATTTTGGCAACGTTTTGCGGGTTTTCGTATTGTTCCTTTGCATAAGGATTTTGAGTGCTGCCGTTATAAGACATTATAGCTCCTCCATAGTAATACGGATTTCACCATTCACTACTTCGCGATTAATGACGCGAAATTGAGTACCTGATTTGAATAATACTTCTTTTTCAACATCCATTGTACTTATTTTGTGAATTTTCTTCCCATGTTTACTCCTGATAATGAACTTATAAGGATAGCCACCGATATTATCCACATTAAAGCCAAAACTAGAACTTATAAAACCGCGTTCCGTTACAACCTCGCCTACTTGATAAGTGTCCAATATGCTTTCAGGTAGATGACTCAAAGTACGAATAACATTACCTTTATAGTCAGGTAGTTTTTTCAATGCCTGATTAATGAAACTTGCCATAGTAACCGTTTTAAAAGAACGGTGACCATTTCGCAGCGCACTATTTAATGTAATAAAACCATTTGCGGTATAATCTCGCAAAGAGACCGCCTCATCCAAGGTTAAATTGTAGTCGGTGATAAATTTAGCTGCTTGGTCATTTTGCAATGCACTGCGGTGTAACTCATACTGCTTAGGCTCAATCCAATTCGGCTGAGTCGGACTGTATTTTATTTCACCATCTGACCCTAGTACATTTTTTGCTCCGCTAACTTCTCTGCATCGGGGAATACCGCTTCGGCATAACAGCGACACAAAATAGCTTCACCCGGATGACCGTCCTCAGGAGGATTATCCCACGCGAATTTCTCACCCTCGCGATCGACGTGCAATTGTCTTTCACGCTCATCTAGCATTCCGCGCCAAATATAATGCGTTACGCCTATATTGCGCTGTCTTAACTTAGTAAGTTGCCCGTTTAACTTGCCGATTTGGTCTCGCGCAATTAATTTTGCTCGATTCCGCAGTTTATCCGGTAAGTCTCGCTGTATTTCTTTCGCGACTTCTTCCCAACGTGTACCTTTTCGCACTGCTTCGGTAAATTTTCCTCGCAGTTGCTCGACGTATTGTGTCGGTAAGGATTTTATTAAGCGCAGATTTTCTAATTCAAATAACGCCAATTCGTCTATCAAAAACGGTTCGGTGACAAATATATTCACACCATACGCGCTTTTAAGTGCTTTGTGGAACTGGTTGCGGTTAAATTCTTGCACCTCTCCTAAATATCGGCTAATCAAGGATTTAATTTTATCATTACTGACAAAAGCACTTACGGCGACTAGAATTTCTTCCAGCCACTGCGCCAAAATGTCACTCAAACCATCCTGTTTTAAATGTCGCTCAAAGTGCGGTTGAATTTCAGGGAGTTTACTAGCAATTTCGCCTGTAATTTTATCACCAATCGACAATAAAAACCTAACATACTCACGCTCAATCGCCGACGGATAAAGCCACGCCTTTGGCTTCTTCCTCACTCTCTTGATTTTCATCAATACCGCCTTTTAGCTGTAATTCATCTCGATGTAATTCGCGCACTTCGTCGTTCGATATTACGCCTGCGTCCACCAAATCAAGCAATCTTTTTGTCTCCGCGAATTTTGTATCAGCCTTAATTTTTCCTACGTCGGCCAACTCTTTATCGGACGGAGTTTTCAAGGATGGGAATTTTATTTTCCAGTCATTATTTGCCTTGATGTGAGACTGCAATACAATCAGCTCGAGTAATTTTTCAAGTGCCGGTTTAATTTTGTTTTGCTGTATGCTCTCCACGAGGTCGTAAAAACTCTCAAAATCATTTTCCCCAGTCGCATTCATTCCTTTTGCCGACTGCCCGAACAAAATTGAAACGGGGATTTTTGTATCGGCAGAAATGGCTACTTTCAATTCATCGAGGATGTCAACTACGCCACCTAAATCTGCGTTAATAATGTTGTAATCATCCTCACCATCAACCACCACGGCATTTAATGCGTTACGGGCTTTTTCAACCATTGAGACGCGCTCTCTGACCTTATCTTCAAGTCCTAACTCAATCGCCTCAGAAAGCCCATTCATCTTGTGTACAGGTTGCTGTTTACGTTTTAAAATTTGGTTGGTTAAATGCAATGAGTTCTCATACAGGCGGATTTTCTCAAACACCCTAACAACCGATCGACCTTTCCAATAAATACCGTTACGAGATCGCTCAGGCAGTGGATCGCCTGACACAAACAACATTCGGCTTTCATGGATTTCTACCTGTGCATTATTTAACTGCACAAAGTAGCTTTGATACTGTCCGAAATTCGGTTTTTTGGGGTCTAAATAACGCAATGATGTCGGCGAGATTTGGTCTAGGCCAAAGGTGCGTATTTCGCTGATTCTTGTTAGCTTTGCCAAATTTAACGGCTGATTCAACATTCCGTCATCAGTAATTAACACTAATGCTGCGCCTCCGAACAATCGAGACCATCGCACGGCATCTGCTATTTTCGGCAAAAACGCAAGACGCTCTAATTCATAAAACAAAGATCGGTCTTCGTCACCTTCAATTTCAATGCTTCGCGCAATCGCCGTATCTGCCGGTGCATCAACAACAACCGCGGCCAGTCCGCCTAATTCATATTGCATTAAGGCATCAACAATAATTTCGTTTGATTTGAGGTAATTTAGCCCTAAAGCTTCGGCATAGCCGTCTGTATTAAAAATCATCTTAACTTCCTAATGCGGTAAATCGGCTATACACATCGAACGCGTCGATAAGCTCGCCGTAAGCCCGTGAACAAGCGTCTATCGTGTCATCGTGCTTGCCGTTGGGGAACATTTGCATTTCGTCTAAAATCTTCTTGTTCCAATGTCCTTTAAGCATTTTTACATTACCGACGTTTACTTGAGCCGCAAAAGGCTCTGCACGGGTAATTTTATCGCCGCTTTCGGGGCTGCTTTTGACGACATAGCCTTGTAACATTCGGGTGAGGTAAAGCACTTGCGTTTTACCTGCCTGACCCGGGTCTTGCGGCAAACTAATTTTGACCCTGCGACCGTCCAAAGCGGCAGTTTGCTTGATTAGATTGTCTCGCTCATCAGGGGCTAAATCGCCGTGAGCCAAGTCAGCTATGATCAACGAGCCGTCGTCACATTTTCCTAACCTAATCCCTGCCGTTGGGTCGCCACCGACCGTCGCGCCTAAATCCCAAGCCCTAACCCATCGAATATTACCTGACGGCAAGGCATCAATAATTTCAATTTTTCTCGGCTTGAAAATTCCGCCATCTAATGGTGCTGGACGTTGCATATACTGTCCGGCAAACATATAGGGCGCTGACCGCTCCATTTGCCGAAGCTGTTCAATGCTGTGTTTTTCTTGCCATAATGCCGCCCCATTCTCTTGAATAACCGGCAAACATAAATGCTCCCATTTTTCGCCATTTCCACCATCCAAAAGCCATCCGCATAAATCGTTTTCGTGCAGTCGCTGCATAATCACGATGATTGGCGTATTTTTCGGGTCATTCTTGCGGCTCTCGACTGTATTCTGAAACCAGTCAATCACATTCTGCCGCATTACTTCGGAGCGGGCTTCATCGGCTTTGTGTGGATCATCAATTAAAATCGCACCGCCAAAACCTTCTCGCTGTTTACCAGCTCCGAACCCCGTAATCGTACCGCCCGCGCCTGTTGCGTAAAACACGCCACCTTGTGAGGTTGTCCAATGGTTCTTAGCTTCACTATCTAGAGTTACACCCGGAAAGATCTCCCGATAGGCTTCGTGTTGAATAAGCGAACGGATATTTGAACTATTATTAACCGCAAGCGTAGATGAATAACTGGCGTGAATAAACTCGCAATCAGGCACTTGACCGAAACACCACGCCACGAAATTAACCACAGCAATTTCTGTTTTTGAGTAGCGCGGCGGAATGTTGATAATTAAGCGATTACACTCACCGCGAAACACTCGCATTAGTGCCGCACAAATCAGTGAGTGATGTAAGGCTTGCAACCAAGAATAACCTCGCTTCTGCATAAACATATAGCGAGTGAAGAAATAGAGATCGTTTCTTGCCAGTTCAGCCGCCACCAATTTTTGAGCTGCACTAAACTGAAACATAACTACACCTTACTTAATAAATCCTTAGCAATTTCTCTAAATTCATCACCTGATAGATTGATGTTTTGATTGGTAACCGTGCCTGAAATCTCTTGCGTAACCTTATCGCCATATTTTTTAGGAGCAACTTTAGTGATATACCATTTGCGAGCATCAACTCGTAACTTAGCCACGCTAACATCTTCGGGAGTGGCTAAATCTGAAATCTCCAACATCTCCTCAAGCAAAAAATCGGCTTGATTCTCGCGCGCACGCGCGTACTGGTCAAAAAACTCTTTATTTTCGTCTAACCAATTAAAAACTGTTTGTCTTGTTGGCATTCCAGGTCGTTCACAAATCTTACGTAAACTTTCCCCTTGGGCCAGCAAAGAGCAAATATCATCAGCCCC